TAAAGATAGCAAAATTATAGATTAATCCAGCAATGCTAGTTATTGTGTTCGGCATAGTATCTCAAATACAATTTAACAAGGTAGGCAAATTGCCTTGGTTCGTGGTCTGGGTCCGGAAGTGTACCATAGATTTCCACCATATTGTCATAATGTTGTAGTACTTCTTCGTCAGTCATTTACAGTCCTTTAATTTCTGACCACTTCTTTAGTTTCTCACGTTTGGCTCTACGAGCGACAGCAACGTTGTTATCTGAGATTATACACTTCTCCACGAGGATGTCAACCATTGCAAGCAGGTCTCCAATTTCCTCCTCTAAGTGTTCCCTATTATTGACATGCGTTGCAGGATGACAACTCTCGGGACCGAAACGGAAGATTTTGGAGATTGCTTGTGAAACCTCTGCACACTCTTCCTGGGTGATGCAGTAGATTTCTTTGGTTTCATTATCCATTGGAGATGACTTCATTCAATAATGTTGGACCACCACTACCTAGACCTTGTACAAAGTCTTCGGCAATTTGTTCAGCGTCCGATTCACTGCGTACAGTAGAACGTTGAATAGGTTTGCCTTGGACGTACATGGCGACTTCCCATACATCAAATTGTCGGTCCCAATCGGAACGCTTGATTCTTGTAACAGTGGCCTTGCGGTCACCTTCCATATATTCAGAATAAATTTCCATTTTAATTTCCTTATTAACTAATCAATCCAATAAAACGATTCAAAACAACTCGACTGGCAATCTTGTTACCAGCATACTTGGAGAAAGCAGTTACCATACCACGTGTGGTGGACTTTTCACCAATATCAAGTTTTTCATCATCATCAGTATCTAGGCCGTTAGACCTCAACACATAGTAATCGTCAAAACCGGTAGAAGTGACTACCAAAGAATTTTCCTTGCGGAACTTGTTCTTGATGGTTTCTCTAAATTCTTCACGTTCACTGAATTCTTCCATTGCCTGATATTCAGGAAAGAAATAGTGCATACGATAAGAAATATCTTTGGTTGCACCAACAAAGAAACCAATCACATGTGAGTTGGTACGTTGTTTCAACAAACGGATCAAAGCATCAGTCTGTGTCATTACTTTAGACCTATCGTAAACTTCTTCACAACGAGTTTTAGGATCACGAATAACCATATGTGTGAAAGAGCGGTCTGGTGAACGGTATTCATTAGTATGAATATTGACCAAAGTAGAACCTTCACCATCGGTCAGAAACACAGTATTCACAATTTGCAAACGGTTACGTTTCTGGAATTCAGGAACAATCTCGAACGCGGAGATGACAGCTTCATTCAGTGGTGTACCACTCAAGTACATGAAACGAGGAACATCATTTTTCCAACGAGTGCTATAAGTCATTTCCGATCCACCCATTTTCATTAGTAGTCCTGCAGCAGTCATAAAGTCGGATGATGACATACGACTAGAGAGCAGGTTAACTAAACCAAATTTATAAAAGGACAAATCTCCTTCTTTGAATGGTGGTGCATAAGCAATATCATGTTCTTGTGTTTCGATGAATGAATATACCTCAAAAGGAATATTAACCTTCTTACAGAACATCACAAGGTTCAACAATTGTTTGATTGTATTCTCCAAGTGAGAAATCATCGAACCAGACCAATCAACGTACATAACAAGACCATGTGATTGTCCTTGTGGCATCACAGTAATCTTCTTAAAGATATCTTCGGTGAATTTGTAAGAGAATAAACGATTCATATTCAACTCACCTGTCTTGGCTGTTGAAGCACGTTTCATCTGGTCAGCGTTTTTACGCATCTCAAATTCTTTAACCAAGTAAGAAACCACTTTAGATGATTCTTGTCTATACTTCTTGAATATCTCAGGATTACATGTATAACTTACAGTACGGCATTTTCTCAAAAATTCACTGTAATCAATGATTTTTGAAGTGTCATATTTCGGAACATTAGCGTAAACGTACTTGGAATTGTCTTTTGAGAATAATTCATTCTCATGTCTCTTGTAAGCATCATCAGTAAATGAACGGATTTGTTCTTCAATCTCTTGTTCACTACGACTTACACCATTTCCTGCTTCACTTGAGTCGGTATTTTCTTCGGACTCGCCATCTTTTTCTTCGGATTTTTCAGAATCGCTAGATTTTTCTTCGGACTCGCCATCTTTTTCTTCGGATTTTTCACTTCCTTTGGAATTTTCACCGTCCACATGAATTTCAATGTCTACTTCTTCATCAACATCAGTGCCTTGGTTTTTGGACTCATCATTTTCTTCATCCGGTTCACCACCATGAACAACAACCTTCACCTTAATTGGTTTTTGCTTCTGTTCCTTGAGTTGATCCTTCATCAATTCACAGATTTTCTTGGTAACTTCGACAACTTCATCCCAAGTTTGTGTGGATTCAACTTCATCCAACAATTCTCGTTCTTCTTCACTGAATGTTAATGCAAGTTGAGCACCAATTTTACAGTGCAGGTTGATACGGTCGATAAAATTCAACTCATTTATATCTTGGTCTTCTGTTTCAAAGAAGTTGTCTGAGTATAAAATGCTATAGGCATTGATGAAAGGTGTTTTAATGCCTGGATATTTGTTTTTAATCTTGCGTTCAATACGTGAATCTTCAACCACGTTCAAGACCGACATGTTGACCTTGTCCTCTTTGGCCTTTTTCATGCCTTCCAGTGGAGTCCACAATGCGTGGCCACATTCGTGACCCATAAACAAGTCATAAACATCTTTGGACAAGTTGTTATCCAACACAGGCACAGTCAACACACGATTTTTCACATCAAAACTAGCAGTCGGCACTTTTGCCTGACGAATAATCATGTTTTCTGTGGCCATTAACTTGGCCAAAAGTGACTTTTGTTCAAATAGACTCATTCTTTTTCTCTGTCATAATAATAACATTACCACTTGGTCGTTCTTCGACCTTTAATTCTAGTGTGGTTCCTTCTTTCCATCCAGTTTCAGTAAGGAATTCATCGGTGAACTGTAAAATCAAGTCACCGGAACCATCATCCGATTCAAAAGTCTCAAGTGTATATGTTTTCGTCATAGTGTTTTTTCAAATCTGCATATCTTTCTTGTTCCGCTTCCCATTGGGACATTACTGCCCAGCGTTGGGTTACTTCCCAGACTGATTCCCAGTCAAGATTCATAGATTTTTGCTCTGTGTTTTGGTTTTCGTTCATATTTTACCTCATTTTTATGTTTTAATACAGGCTTAATTGGTGTACGACACACAGGACGTTGTAAATGTACAACGAATGATAACTTCTTACTCATTTTATCGCCTCATGCTTGAAATTTCTACAGCTTCCTGACTGTTAAACACAGGTACAGCATTTGATTTGTGAAGGGTAGCAATACCCATCACTTTTGTACCAGTGTAAACTTTAGGTTGCGCCTTGGTAGCACTGCCACCAGTGGTGTTTAAAGATGGAATGTGTGGAGTTTCACGGACATAAGACTTGGTTGGTTGCCAAGTGACGGCCTTGTACTTTACCGGTTTTTTAGGTTCGTACTTCTTAACGATTGCATCCCATTCCGCTGCCAATTGCCGTTGTGCGGCATTCGGTTTACGTGGTTTGCTTTTTCGTGTATGTGTGTGAATAATCATTGAAACTCCAACATAATATTGTGTATTATATCATGTTAGAGTTCTAATGGCAACAGTGGTGTTGCAGAATTACAACACTTTAATAGGATTTAAATTTTGGTGACCTAGGAACGTATGTTTGATGTGATTCAAATTCATCAAAATACTTTGGTTTGCGTTGTTTGTCTTTACGCTTCTTCTTTTGGTTGTATTCCTCATCGGAATAGTAATTGTCATCGTCATAGTTTCCTTTACGAAACTTTTTCACGAGTTTTGACATATTTCTCCTAACTTATTACCTCAAAATTGATACCACGGATTTTCCTCTCTGGGGTATCTAGTAAATCATGCTTTGTGACAAAGGTTATATCAGATTTTGGATATATCAACTTTATCAATTTTAACAAATTACAGTAATTGCCTTTTGAATCATCAAACCTTAGAACTTCATCAACTGGACGTAATCCTAATAAAAAGTCGTGACGTTCTTCATAATTATTGTTTATGGAATTGCAACGTAAGTATACTTGCATATCGGAATGTAGTCCAACGATTAACCAATCACCTTTGGATCTACATTTCTCTAAGAATTTCAAATCTTCACTATTTACATAATCATAATCACCTGCTGTTACTATTAATTTGTCTTTTTTGGTCATGGTAACATTTGTGGAAATGCCTCTTTGACAAACTTATAATCTAAACCTTTCACATGCTGGTCCTTTTGAAAGATACCCATAATAATTTCAGCTTCACGTGGCTCTAAGGCGTTTAACATTTGGAATAATAATTCCTGTTGTTTCTTGGGTGTTAACTTTTCTGCTGTGGCATCACCTTCAAGAAACATATACAATTTCCTAAGTTGGTGATGCAAACTATCGAAAGTTAAACCAGGAAGAACATCATTTGGAATACGATAATTTTCAGGTAAGTCTTTTACCTTCCATTGGAACTGTGGATGATACGTTAATTTCAAAACATCAACTAATGTTTGTGAAAGGTTTGCACCAATTACATCCATGCGTTCTTTTTTGTTCTTTGCTTTTTCAAATTCATCAAAAACTTCATAAAGAGGTTTCATTAAAACTCCTCAATAACGTCCATCAAGTTCTTCAACTTTTTGGCGATAAAATAATTTAAAATCTTGCCTTTTGGTGCAGGCTTAGTTTCTTCGTAGGTATTTATGATTGCGTTCTTAATATCCGCAGGAATCAAACGTAGGTCAATCAATGTTTGATTACGTGAGAAACCAGTATTCGCTACTGTATCATAATTAGAGTAATCTTCATTCAGGTATTTCTCCATACGACCTTCTGTCATACGTTTCTGACGTTGACCTGTAACGAATGTATCACCAGCTGACATAATGTTCGGAATACCATCACCAGAGTCTCCATTGATGATTTTCATCTTCAACTCTTTGAGTGGATCTTCCGACACAATGAATTTCTTTTGATGTGGATTGTATTGCTTGATTTTGAAACGGTTTGCTTCATTATATTGTTGCAATTGTAGAAAGTCTCCATCACTAGAGATAATCAACACATCTTCATGCATGACATGACGAGGTGCCAGTGTGCCGATGATATCATCTGCTTCTGCGCCTTCAACGTCAATTACTTTGTATGGGAAATTTTCTTTAAGTTCGACCTTAAACTTGGCCAACATATCAAAGATAAGGTGCCAGTCCAAATCAGACTTCTCACGTGCTTTCTTACGATGTGCCTTGTAGAATGGGAAGAATTCCTTGCGCCAATATTTGCGGTTGTCAGAACACAACACTACTTCACCATATTCTTTACGAAAATTGCGGAGGTGGGTCCTGATGATGTTCAGTACCATATGACGGATCAAATCTTCTTCTAATTTGACCTTGGGTTTTTGGTTGGCAATCTGAGCCATGAGGCCAGCCAACAGTACTTGGTTTAAATCAACTAAAATCATAATGTATCTTAAAAGAGTGCTTAACTTGGATTATAACTCAAATTAGACCAGTTGGCAAATGTGTCGTTAACAAATTTGTCGGATGAAGTGGTTTTCTTGGCCACCAAACCATACCAGTCTTCTTTTACCATCCTAGAAACATAAACCCTAGGATCAACCAAGATAGCCTCAAATTTCTCTAAATCGGTAATATCATCTTCTTCATTCAATCGAAAAAGGATAATATCATAAAAGTCGCCGAGTTCGGTACCACCGATTTTTTCGCCGTCTTTTTTGTATGATGCCACACTGACATTGGTCAACGAATCATCTTCATCATGTGGAATGAAAAAGATAGCATCATATTCCTTAATCTCTCTCAACTGTTCTAACATTACAGTCCTTTAATATGTGAATCTCTCACTCTTACCATAATCCAGGTATTGTAGTAGTCTTCACTTTCCAATACACCTTTTACAAATTGTTCTTTTGCTTCGAGGTATCCTGCGGTGCCTTTAGTTAGACACAGATGTAGGATCTCTCGCTTAAAGTTCTCTTTGCCGTGTATTGTAACATCTTTTTTTAGTTCCTCGTTGGAACCGTAGTAAGTTTGCCAATCTGAAGAAACCTTAAACTTCTTCTTCTTGCCTTTTACTTGTTTTGTTTTAGAGCTGTAAAAGAATTTCTTACCAATGTATTTTCTATTGGTTTTTAGATTGGTGATAAGATAGACGAATCCATAATTATCACCAATATTTTCTTCTGTAAAATCTTTGTTATCGTATTGCCAGTTTAATCCCATTTCAAATCATCATCCGTTAAGTCATCATCTTCTATATATTCTTCTTGAATATCTTCGATGATTTCTCCACAAAACGGACAATGTTCTGGAAGTTCGGTTGAAACTAATTGTTCAACATAAGCAACTTCATAACTTGATTCACAATTCAGGCACTCGCCTTGAACTAATTTGGACATAAAGACTCCTTAATGAGCCCAAACATCACCCCATGTTCCTTGTTGTGCGCCTTTTGCATAATCTGTTGCACGATTCTCAAAGAAGTTGGTGTGAGTTGGAGCGTTAATCATTTCTTCAACCCATGGTAATGGATTGCGTTTAACTTTAAAAATACCCTTCATACCCAAACCAATCAATCTGCGGTCAGCAATGTAACGAATGTATTTCTTAACTTCTTCACTCGTTAAGCCTTCCATTTGATTAACACCAAAAGCCAAGTCGATAAACTTATCTTCTAGTTCGACCATCTTTTCAGCAATAGTATAAATGCTCGACTTTAATTCATCGGTCCATATTTCAGGATTTTCACTTATATATGTCTTAAAAAGTTTCATCATATTCTCGGCATGCATTGTTTCATCAACAATAGACCAAGTAACAATCTGTCCCATACCTTTCATCTTACCGTGGCGTGGGAAATTCAACAACATGATGAATGATGAGAACAACTGCATACCTTCGGTGAAAGCACTGAATACGGCAATATGTCGTGCTGTGTTCTCTTTTGTTCCGTTCTTACCTGAAATGTCCAACACATAATCGTGTTTGTCTTTCATTTCTTGGTAATCCAAGAATTCATTATATGTGGTTTCTGGTAAACCAAGAGTTTCAATCAAATGACTGTATGCAGCAACGTGTAATGCTTCACGTGCAGCGAATCCCAACAACATCATTCTAATTTCAGGTTGTGGGAAATATGGAAGATAGTTGTTTACATAGCCGCCTGCCACATCAATATCACCTTGTGTGAAAAAACGGAAGATATGTGTTAGAAACTGTTTCTCTGATGGAGACAGTTTCTTTTTCCAATCTTTAACATCTTCCAACATTGGCACTTCTGTATGCAACCAATGTGACTGTTCATGTTTCAGCCACGCATCATATGCCCATGGATAGTTGAATGGTTTGAAGTTACTGCGTTCATCAGTAACTCTACTATTTACTTTTTTAATCATTGAACCAGTCCTCTAGTTCTTTAAGTGACTTCATACCAACCAATCGTTTCATTTCAGTATTACCATCTAACATAATCATTGTTGGTACACCACGAACGCCATATTCCATGGCAGTTTCTTGGTTTTCATCAATATCAATGTTTTCGATTGGAGTGGATGTTTTAACATCCTCCAAGTTACGAGCTAACATCTTACATGGACCACACCATGATGCACTAAATTTTAAAACTCTTTTCATATTATTATCCTTCACAAGCTATACAATCATTACCTTGAGCAATCAAAGACATGTCCAATTCTTTAATCACTTCACGCTCAATCTTTTTAGATACTTTATCTGCTTTCGCAAGTTTTTCACTACGGCAGTAGTATAATGTTTTCAAACCTTTTTTCCATGCCATAAAGTGTACTGCATGAATATATTTTAGGTGACTATCTGGACGGAAGAACACATTTAGACTTTGTGCTTGGTCAATATATTGTTGACGGTCAGCAGCATGTTCGATTACCCATCGTTGGTCAATTTCCATGGAAGTCTTGAACACATCTTTAGTGTCTTGGTTCATCCAAGTCAGATGTTGCACAGAACCATCATTAGCAATCACGGAAGACCAAATGTCGTTATATTCTTCGTCACCCTTAGGTGTCAGTGGTGACCTATCCGGTGATAAGTAGTCCAAAATCACTCGGTCAAGGTATCTATTCTTGTTTAAAAATGCTCCTGATAGAGTGTCTTGACGATATGCGTTAGCACGCCAAGGTTCAACACTAGGAGAAGTATTTCCCAAGATGATAGACGAAGAAGCATTTGGAGCAATAGCCATAAGATGACTAAAACGTTGACCAGTGCCAACAGCATCTGGAGCTTCACCGCGTTCTTTCCCAAGAGCTTGGTTAGCATTATCTAATCCTTTTCTAATTGTTTTAAAGATTGAATTATTCAGTGATTTGGCCATTGCGGATTCAAATGCAACATTCTTGCGCTGAAGATAAGCATGGAAACCCAAAGCGCCAACACCAATAGAACGTTCTCTAAGTGCAGAATATTTAGCACGAGCGATAGATTCAGGAGCGTTATCAATAAAATATTGGAGTACGTTGTCGAGCATTTCTGCAACATCACGTAGAAATAGTTGTTCATTTTTCCATTCATCATATGTCTCCAAGTTTAAACTGGATAAACAGCAAACAGCTGTGCGTTCTTCATTGGTTGGTAAAATGATTTCTGAACACAAATTGGATTGATGTACCTTCAAACCCTTATCTTTTAAGAATTGGGGCAATAAACGATTACTTGTATCAATAAAATGTAAGTATGGTTCACCCGTATGCATACGGAGGTCGATAATCTTTTCCCATAACATCTTTGCTGATACTACTTCACGCACTTCGTTGGACGCTGGATCCACCAGTTCCCATGAATCATCCGCGTCTTTGTCCAACATACAGCGTTCGATGATTTCCATGAACTTGTCTGGAATATTAATGCCATGGTGAAGGTTCAAACAACGCATGTTTGGATCACCTGTTGGCTTACGCATTTCTAGGAAAGTAATAATGTCCGGATGACTAATATCGAGGTAAGCAGCATAAGAGCCACGGCGAGTACGTCCTTGGCGATAAGCCAAACTAGATGCATCGTACATTTTGAGGTGAGGCATAACACCAGTCGATTTATCGTCCGCCGAACGGATACCAAAACCGATACCAACACCACCACCAAGCATAGAAAGCCAATTAGTTTCAGAAAGATTATCAACTAGACCCTCCGCCGTATCTTCAATAAAGTTTAAGAAACAAGAGATTGGCATGCCTCTCTTGCTGCGTCCAAATGACAAGATTGGTGTGGAATAGGACAACCAATGTTTACTTGAATAATCATACAATCTTTGTGCATGTTCAGAATTGCTAGCGAATGACTTTGACACAAAAGCGAAACGATGTTGTGGACTCGTTTCATCTTCTTTCATGTACGATTCTTTAAGTCGTTTAATTCCAAGTTCATCAAATAGTTTGTCTCTCTCCAAATCTATCTTAATACCAAGATATTCCATATTTTTCCTTATTATTTTCTTAGAATACTTCCAATATCAGGTGGTGTCCATCCTTCAGGTTTAAGGACTTTGCCATCTTCACGTTTAATTACTTTGCCGTTTGCACTAATCTTTGCTAAGTTGGAACGGGCAACTTCATCCCATACTGCTTGTTGTGGAATATTCAATGTGTGTTCCAGACCTTCAATCACCCACTTCAAATCAGCACATGCATCTGCAATTTCTACCATATCACGGTTACCAAAAGCAACCATCAACTCTTTATATTCTTCAATCACCAAACCCATATACAGGTTGGCCTGAGCACCAAAATCAGATTCATTTTGGTCACATGCGTACATAAATTTGGCAACATCATCTCTGCTGTTCATTGATAAACTCCTCAATCATAGGGAAAATTGGTTTAATAGCTTCAACGCATCCTAAAGCAACATCACGATGTTCTTTTTGTGTTCCGTTTCCGCTGCGGAGTTGTATATAGTGTACCCATGAACGTAAAGTTCCATTCATATACATGCGTGAACCAGTGATGCCTTCAGGTAAAACAGCACGTGCTTGTTCTTTAGCAATACCATGTTCCAATGCCCATTTGTATGTGTCTTGACACATCAATTGAATGTTCTTTTGGTGGTTTTCCCATTGATAAGCCAAACGGCGTGCATCATCCGATTTATCCAATTCAATACTGTTTTGACGGTTCTTAGTGTCTTGCATACGACACTCTTTCAACTCAAAATTCAGGTCTGCTACGGCATAACGTTGACTGAACTCTTGGAATGAGAAGGAACGGTGACGAAGAATCTGTCTAGCGATATCACGAGTAGTTTCAATCTCCAAACATACGGAAACCATTTCCAATGGAGACCAATGTTGGTTCTTAATCAGATAACGAACCAACTTTTCAGCGGTGTCCACGTTGTCCTGGTTACCTGGATTCGATACTCTCGCACAGTAAGCAATCTGTTCCAAGAGGTTGCGACCGCTAGGGTCTTGGGAGTAGTTAATCAATTTAACTTTCATATTATACCTTTTTCCAATTAATAAATTCCATTTTCGCTCTCAGATTTTGAAAGGTATTCTTTTCAATAATATCTTGTAGTTCCTCTGATTCGTAACCATTCAAAATCATTTCATTAATATCTTTCTCATCAATCATTTCTGGCCACACTACAATTCTGTAATGTTCTTCGATGGCCTTTTCCATATGTCTGCATATATCATTGTTTCGTGGTTCATTATCGAAAATTAGAACCAACTTAGACTTATCAATATACTTAGATGCGTTTGATAAATTAGCATCTGCGGTGGCCACCGCATTTTTCAAAAACATTGAATCAATAGGACCTTCTGTGACATACACATCTTCTTCTTTGTCAACAGAATCAAGACCAAACAGTTTGATACTATCTTCATGCACCTTTACAGTTATGTATCTCAATTTAGAACCGGCCAATGCTCTTCCTTGGAATGCTACCAGATTTTTTTCTTCGTCATAGAAAGGAATGACCAAACGTGGATCTTTTTCAATCAATCCATCCTTTTCAATCTCCATTTGTTTTTCAACAAAGTATTTGTAATCTTCGGCAAAATATAACGAAGACCAATAAGATTCTGGTATTTTCCGGCCTTGTACGTATACCTTTGCATAATGTCCTTCTGGTAACGAGGCCACGGACGGTAAGGGGAGTTTTTTCTTAAAAACCGGAGCACTTGTTTTAGTGAGCCCAATCTCAGTATTGGATACTGTCTTTTGAGAATTATCTCCGTTTTTGTATCTTTCGAGGGAATATTCCTTGAGTAATGTTGCATCTACTCTCTCCAGGAAGTTGTAGAAGTTGGTGGATGCACCACAGTTATGGCACATGAAGAAATAATTGCCTTTTTTGGCATAGATGTAACCACGTGCTTTGGTTTTATTCTTGGATGAATCGCCACAGATAGGACAACGGAAGTTATAGAGGTCCGTTTTTTTCTGTGAGAATTTGGGTAGTTTAGCTGATACCCGCAGCAGAAAAGTTCTATCAATAAAAATAGACATAACAAAATCAAAGACGAATGATGAATTAGTTTAACAATTTAGTGATTATATCAAATTTAATGTGTGAAAGCAACCATACTACTACAACAATACCACCGGCAGCCATCCACTTCCATTCCAGAATCTTCTTCAATTCGGAATCTTCTTTTACGTTATGTGCTTTGATTTCTGCCCGTAGATTCTTTATTTCTTCCATAATCCTACGTTCCGTCAGTTCAATTTTGTCTGCAAGGTTTCTGTCGGTTGTGGTAATTCTGGAATGTAACTCTTTAATATCTTCGGTGGTATCTTTTTTCTTCTCGTCCATATCATCGTAGATTTGATTGACCATACGGTCTTGATTTTCCATGAGACGGTCGATAACTTTGTCCATTTTATCACACAATAGGGTAATACTGGCAACCTGAGTTTTCAGGATACCAACATCAATCTGCAATTGAGTGACTTCTTTATCTACCATCACTTTTTCCCAGGAATCTCTGTACCTTCTAGTTTTTTGTGTACCTTGATTGTCTTGCATGTTTGTTGTGGTTTCCCGTCTTTACCCATAACAACTTTGCCGTCTTTACCGGTCTTATCGACACATACTTGTTTTTCTTCAGCTGCGAACACAGAGGTTGCAACCAATAATGCCATCAAAGTAATAATCTTTTTCATTTTTAGTCCTTCTTAGTAAATTTCTCGGAGGCCGTAAAGCCTAAACCTGCAATCACAATATACATCATTGAATCCAATGTATGTTCACTGACCTTTTGACCAGTATATAATTCAGTGACGAATTCGACAGCACAAAGTAGGAATGCAAGAATCGTGACAACTCTTTTGGAACTTACATTCCCTACATTATCTGCCAGTAACTTATTTAGCCAGTTCATTTTTCAGGGTGTGGAGGTTGTGCTGGTGCTTCTTTGCCACCGAAACCTGTAATAACTTGAGGTGTGAATTGTGTAACTGGTGGTGCGTAAGTTTTTGCAGCTTGCTCCGGCGCAGGATTTGACACCACCACTGGCGCAGGAGGTCTTTCCCATCCTTTATTTGCAGCTTCTAGTGCAGCTTTCTGTGCGTCTGGATTATTGCCTGCCAACATGATACCGGATAGAGTACCAGTTAAGAATGTTGCGATTGGGACAATCAGTTCAAAGAACTTCTGGTCGATTGGTGAAATTGCGTTCAATGGTTGTGTAACAAAGATGAGTGAGTACAAAACCACAAACACGATACCAAACAAAGTCAAAGACAAACAGATGCCGATAAAAAACTTCAAACGAGCCATTAACTGCTCTTCTGTATAAATGATATTATTTTCCACAATTCGCTCCTTGATTTGATGCAGGTACAACAGGTACTGGTGTTGCTGCTGGTGTATCTTTTGGTGGACCCAATCTTGGATCACGTTGACCTTTAAAGATGTGTTCTGGACATGTTCTATTCACATCACAAACAGGCATTTGACAGATTTCTTTGTCCCAGTTTGCTGGGTCTTGACAAGGGTAACGATATCTGTCACCACTAAAATATGCCAGTGTCAGAGGTAACAATAGAATGATACCCAAGTATTTCAGTAACTTGATATCACTCATATTAAACTCCAAATACGTGTAGTGCGTGTTCGTAGTGTTTGATGCGGTCTTCCAAACCAATGGTACCACCATTGATACGTTTGGTCATAGTAACGATATCACCTACATCAGCCAGTTTATTCAAGTTGTTGGTTTCCCAGAACCAGCACGCTGATTGAGCCGCACCTTCAAAAGTTTGCATGTAGTGTGATGCTTCTTCTGCGGTGATACCCAAGGATGCAGCAAACCAAGTGTAATTTTCTTTACCTGTAACTTGAATCAGTCCACGGCCACAATATGTCCATCCATCGTTGGATTCTTCTGGACCATTACCCATGCGGTTAGCATAGACACGGTTAGCAATCTTCTGTGGTTTGTTTGCGTACTGTGCAGCCAACTCATCGGTTGGAAAGTACTTTGGAAATACCTTACGTAAGGATGCAGCTTTGTAATTCAAGTTTTCTGCTAACCAAACGAACTCACCAGATTCGTGAGCGCACTGAGCTAAAAAGGCAGCAATACGTTGTGGTGTATTGATTTCATAGTCAGGTAACAGTTGACTTAGTGCATGATGCCATTGGTCAATGTATGGGTTTTTTGGAAGCAGTTGTTTTAATTGTTCTTTTGTCAGTTCCATTACTATTTTACATCCTCATAAATGCGTTTCTGAACACGATACCATTCAATCCAAGCATCATTTTTCAAATCACATTCGTAGTATGTAGAATAATTATAGATAACATTTGACGCCACATCACTCAATTTGGCGTCTTCTTTTAATTTCAACAATCGTGGACATTGTTCTAGTCCATATTTAGGTGGTTCAGGCCACTTTGGTTTAACCGGAACAGTAGTGGAACAACCACTTAATACAAGTATACCAATTAATAATAAGAGTCTCATTTTTCTGAAGCCTTGTTAACCGTTTCAACGAATTCTTTTGGTATCACACAATTACCATCATACTTCACTATTTCACGGTCAACATACTGTTTCAAAATAACTTGTTTCTCAACTATCTTGGTTTTACCATCATCCACCATCGCATCAATTTTTGCATTGGCTTCTTTTGATTCTTCCTCTGCTTTTACTACTTTTGCTTCCATTTCATGTACTCGTTCTAACCATGAGTTATTGTCATAGATAGCACCAGTCATAAAAGTGCCGAGCACAATTAATGTAACAGACACCAGTTGAATAGGTGTCTTATACATGAATATTTGTGGAATAGGAATAAACCTTAGTAGATACGTTGCAAGGTAACCAACTACTCCTGCAAGTAATGTAACATAAAACAACCAATCAGGTAACCATTTCAAAATCCACATTTTTACACCTTAGGTAATGCTCTTCGTGCCAAGTCTTGAATAATTGGATTACGTTTCTTAGAAACACCAGGTTCTCTCTGGGAAGCAGGCAAACGAGAATCACCTGTACCAGATACAGCAGCAACAGTCATACCACCAGCCATACCATCTTCTTGTACAACTTCTTCACTATGAATAGCCTTCTTTGTGTTGGAGAACATCTTGGCATGAGCCTTGGCCATTCCACCACCACCTTCATCACTAGACATTTTATTATATTCACCAGTCAAACGATCCAGGTTTCTTTTTTGTTGTGTGATGTTTTTCTTGTCGTTTGCTTTGGTTGCTTCTGGACCAAGATATTGTTTAAATGATTTCATTAGCAGTTCCACTTTCTTAGTGATTTATTGATTCTTGAATCAGGATCATTTGCTGTCTTAGATGAAGTCAAACGCTTCTTCATACCAGACATTCTAGCACAGAATGACTTGCGGCGATTGGCTGCTTTGGATCCTGGTTTCAGTTTGGATGGTTTTGTTGTAACCGCAGTCTTTAGTTTAGAACCTGGGTTTTCTCTACGATATGATTCAACACCTTTTTGGTTCAAACCACCAGATTCAGACTTACCTTCTTTACGTTGCCAAGCAGCAGTTTCGTTTACAAATCCATGACTATCATCACATTGACATGGATTATGACCACAGTATTTACAAGCTTCAGCTTCTTCTTTTACCTTTTCACAACTACCTGGAGAAAATGGTTCTTTACCTGCAACAGGTTTGTAACCTGTCCAACAGCGGCTTTTTTTCGCTTCGTTGATGAATTGATTAAACGTTTTCATATGTTTATTAGTATTTCTGCTACGTGGTTATTTAATGGCACATCACGTGAATATATATTTTTACCGTTGATACCATAAATGGCATCAGGCATCAAATTCAAATACGTAAGAAACGTTTTTAGAATATCATAATCACGTTCATCTATTTTATAGAACAATATTCTTGCGGTCGATTCTGTACCAAAAACATTGTTCAATAGAATGATATGATTCAATATCAAGCGTTCCTTTAGAGACTTGGTCACTTTATATCTTCTGAATAATCTCTTTAGATACTTGGTTCGCTTGATATCTCCCTCAAATTCGGACATAATACAATGCGGTGAATTGTAACTTTTCACCGCATACATCATAAAATTGTCTTCGTTCAAATTTTCAAACATTATAATAAGGGACCGAAGTCCCTGTTATTAAACAACAGTCAATGTTGCGTTAGCAGATGTTACACTTACACCTTCGTCAGCAGCTGTTACAACAACACGCAATACTGTGCCGGTGTTAGCAGTTGTTGCAGGACGTGCTTGCAATGTAGCAGAAGTCTTACCAGACCATTGAATTGGTGTGGTGTTCGCAGGAATATTTACCCAAGAACCGCCACCATTTAGATATTGCCATTGATATGTCAATACCGCAGCGGTGTTACCATCCAATTTTGCTGTTGTAGAGAATGTGATTACGTTAGCAAATTCTGTGTTAGCCGCAATAGAACCACTAGATGGACCAGTCAAAGCGATAGAAACGTTTGCATAAGTTTGTGCATCACCGTCTAGACCATCAGCGGACATACCACTCAATGCTACCAAACATTCTTGTTGTACACGACCAGCACGGCCACCAGAACCAACAGTTCTCAATACCCAACCAGTGTGTACATGGTTGTCGGCAGATGCTTCTTGTGCATCAACGCCATACAAACCAATTGTTTCACCAGTGATGTAAGCATCAGCTGATGTATTTGCATACAAATATGCTACGTTTGCGGCTGTCGGTGTTGCATGAGCAACAGCTGGAGCTGCGTGTGTGATTGTTGAGTTAACTGCCCACAAAGGAGCGTTAGCTGCATTATCGTTATTTCCCCAAGATGACATTTATATTTCTCCTTAATTAACCGAGGGTTATGTTTCCTATTTATTTAAACGCCTTTTTGCGTATCCGAAGGTGAAGGTTTCTTTGTTTTCATCATTGGATCAATCTCAATGGTGTCACGCGGTTCACCCGTTAGTGTTTTGCCACCGGTTAGAACGGCAGCTGCTTGTGGTGTTTCTTTAGTTTGTGGATCCACCCCCAATTTTTGAACCTTAGGGTTTTTGAAACCAGCAGAAGGTTTATCGTCTTTTTCTTTGTCGTAAAGGTCTTCTTTTACCATACCCTTCTTGCCACCTAACAAAAGTTTGACTTTCTTGGCGGTAGATGGTTTAGTGTCGTCTGGTGTATTGGCACCATCAGAAGGACAATTACATGCTGCCATTGGTTCCAAAGATTCTTTGAAATGTGCAATTGCAACCGCCTTCTTGCCTTTTGCAGTCAACGTATTAACTGCGGCGTGTGCTTGGTGACCACTAGAGAACTTCTTCCAAGGTTTACCGTCAATGTGAACTGTGTGTGGACGGTCCATGATATCTTTGGCTTTAAACTTTGGTTTAGGATGACCTTCGTCATCTTCACGAGGTTTCTTCGCAAAACCAGTACGGTTATCATCGTAACCATTACCTTCTACCACTTGTTTTTGTGGTTTTGGTCCTTTGAAATCACCTTTATAAGCAACCTTGCCGTTACCCATAGCTCTTGCTGGATTACCAGATGCCATACCTTTTTCATCACGGAATTCGTGGTGTGCTTTTACGGCAGCACGAGCAACTGTGTTGTCTGGATATGTGTGATACTTCCAAGTTTCATCCAAAGTTTCTTCAGTCTTATACAATGTTTGATTACGCAAAACATCAGCAACAGTGCCTAAGTCTTTATGTTTATGGTCTGTTACCTTATGGTTAGATTTTGCAACTTTAGACTGTCTCAACTGAGAAACAGTATTGAAGTGTAACTTGGTGTCACCATCACGATGTACCCAATAACCCTCTGTTACAGTTTCTTCTTTTACCTTTGTCCATGTACCAGGACGTTCTAGGTTTGCATAACGTTCATGGTCTCTGAATGCTTTACTTGCACCAGCACTATCACCTTGTTTTTGTGCAGCACCAATCTTTTCAAAAGATGAATCAACCTTTTTCTTTAGTTGGTGGCCACGGACAATCTTTCCGATGATAGACTTCTTATTAACTTCTTCATTTGCCAAAGAGTGATGATTAATCTTTTGTTGTCTCTCGACTTCTTTGGTGTTATCCTCGAGTTCTTTCTTTTTCTTTTCTGCTTGACGCTTAGCTTCATTTCTGTTAGATTCTTCAGCATCCTTTGCCCATTTTGCACGAGTACTAGGACTAGGGAACGCACCAGCAATAGCGGAGGCCTTGCCAGCAGCACCTACTCCAGCAGCACCCAAGATACCTTTCAACACACCACGGCGAGAAATGTCTTCTTTAACAGGTTTAACCTCACCGGATTGATTTTCACGGCGATATGAGGCCTGCATACGAGCAGCAAGAGACTTCATATCAACGGGTTTCTTCTCTGCCTTAGCTTTAACTGCTAATACAGATGATTGATAATCACCACCATAGTTTGCTTCTTTGGATTCCATATATGAATTCAAAGTTTGTAAAGATGATTCTTCTAATTGTTCAAGTTCTTCTTTGACGATTGTACCATATTCGTTCATTGTCAAAGTACCCTTGCCACGGATAGTCAACAAACGTTCGACCATCTTGTGTAGGTTAATATCAGACTTCAAATCTTCACGTGCAAATTCCAAAACACGAATCAACAATGGAATGTCAAAAGTGATTGTGTCTTTCTTATCTACAGCTTCTGTGTGAAGTTTCTGGTGACCATCAACACGCATCTCCTGTTGTTTTCTTTCGGAGTGCTTTAACGCATTTAAACGTTTTCTAGTTGGTGATGGTTCAGTAGACATAGATTCTACCACATTATCATTAACGTGGTGCATCATCCAAGTCTTGAATTGTGTTGTTTTTGAATGTGCTACCTTTTGGTCTTTAGTTGCAAAGTCTGGATTGATACCTCTAGATTTAAGGTAACGATTCAACAATGCAGTTTCATTAAGACCATAACGCACAGACCAAGGTTCACGTGGGTCGGTACCAAATGTGGATTTATCACCCACATTTGTTTTTACCACTTGTTTGATTATTTTGGATTGTTTAGACATATTATTTACCTTTAGAACCCAAGTCCTTCTTCAAACGACCCATGGCCAAACGTGCGAGGTGTTTAGCTCTGGACATAGGTGTGTGAACTGCACCAGATTTATCTTTTGTTTCAGGACTTGATGTTGTATTATAAGGAGGTAAGAACGGAACATTATCTGTTTCCGGTCCCTTACCTTCACTTACTTTTTTTTTAGGTTCGTCTTCGTCTTGTTCTGGTGTGTCTTTTTGTTTTCCACCACCATAACTAGAACCACGTTTGATGCCTGATCCGCCGTTTGGTTGTGGTTTGTTTTTGTCTCTAACAGACTTCAACATGTCGTCCCAACCTTCTTCAACAGATTCAACTTCTTCATTCTTTTTACGCCAAATCTTTCCTTGTCTGCAACGTACAACAGCCCCACTTGCGTATGCACTTGGCCACTTTTTGTATTTACGTTTGGCAATGTCTGTACATCTATCTTCATCTAACGATGGTTCATCAATATCAAGTTCAACGCCAGGTACTTTACTTGGTCCAACTGGTTCACTGTCTTTGACTTGACCAATTGGTGTTGTACCAATCTTACCTACCACATTGTTTCCCGGTGTACAAGATATTTCGCTGCCAAGTCTGGCTTTATCATTAAAACTTTGATTTGGATCACCAAATCCAGAATTGGCTTGTGGTTGAAACTCTTTGGCAAGACCAGCAGCGATTAACTTCTGATAGTATTGACCGTCTTCTGTTAGATGGTCCAATGCAATTTCAGTAGCAATCTTTTCATCTTCCTTGGCAGCTAACCATTGTTCACTTAGTTGTATCAGATCCATTGTCTTCCTC